GTGACAGACCTTTTTCTTTGCTACCACTTGCAATGCAAGTAGCTGCTCAGACTGTAGGTTTAGACTTAGTACCTGTAGTACCAATGCAAGGCCCAATGGGAGTTTTAACTTACCTAGACTTTGTATATGGTGGAGGTAGAGGATCAGGAGCTCCATTAAACGGCGCTTTAGATACAACTGCTTCTCCATTACTAATCAAATTCAACGTTGCTACTTATCTTGTAGCAAATGGTGGTGCTGCTACTACGTTTGTTGTAAATGATGTAGTATATGCTGATGGAGCTAATTCATCAACTGCTGCAACTTCTCCAATTGCTGCTGATTTAAAAGCTGCTAACTACGAATTAACTTTTGTAGGTAACTCAAGAATAGATGGTTTTCCAATATTCAGAGTAAGAGCTAATAATTCTGCAATTATTACTAACCCTGCAGCTGGAGGATCAACATTAGTAGGTTTCCCATCATATAACGGTGGATTTACTTATGCACAAGGTGCTGAAACTGCTAGTTCAACTATATACAATTCTATCGTAGGTGGTGGAGCTTTATATGGTGCTGTAAGAGCTGCTGCTCCTGCTGTAAGAGCTGGATCATCTGTAGTATTAGGTAATGCAGCAATGTTACAAGTTGGAACAATCGCTGCTGTATCTGGATTAGGATTAGTAAAAGCTTTAGAAGACCATATTACTGGTTTCTCAGGTAATGCTTTCCAACCTGCAAACGACCCTGCTACAGGATCGCCTGCATTTGCTAACCAGAATATTAACGGTGTAGATCCTTACCAAAGAGGTGTAGGTGAATCAACTGTTGATAATGTTATGGGACTAAGTTTATTCAACAAGTCTATAGCTGCTGAAACTTTCCAAGTTGCTGCTGCTGTAACTAGAGAACAAGTTCAAGATCTGAAGCAATTCGGAATTGACGCTGTTGCTCAAGTTGAAGCTGTATTGGTAAATGAGTTAACTCAATCTATCAACAAATACATCTTAGACAGAATCTTTAGAAATGGTGTAACTAACGCTGCTAACGTGCAAGCTGTAAATGGTACTAGTTTATCAGAACAGTTTAACGCTGCTGGAGCTGTAGCTGGTGCTGCAATTCCTTTAGGACCTAACAATACTGCTAACGCTATTGTTAATACTGTAGCTCCATTCCCAGTACAGACTAACGTACTAGGTGGTGGAAATACTCAAGGAACACTACAACGTAGAGTTTATACTAAAATTCTTGCTGCAAGTAACTTAATTGCTACTAGAGGAAGAAGAGGACCTGCAACGTTTGCAGTAACAGGTGGAGAAATGGCAACTGCTCTTCAATCTGTAGCTGGATTTATTGCATATCCGTTATCTAATACAGTTAACCAAGCTGGTGGATCTTTATATCCAATCGGTGCAATTGCTGGGGTAACAATCTATGTAGATCCTAACAGAGCTTTTAACGACTATACAATTGCTATAGGACGTAAAGGTGATGGTAATTCTCCTGGACTAGTATTTATGCCTTACTTAATGGCTGAATCAGTAGAAACAATCGCAGAAGGAACTATGGCTCCTAAGATCGCGGTTAAATCTAGATTCGCTTTAGTAGACGCTGGATTCAATCCTGAATTAATGTATTACACAATGAACTTTACGTTCACTGGTTGTTCACTTATCTAATAAGTAACAATAATATAATACTTTATATAGAAAGCCACTCTTCGGAGTGGCTTTTTTGTTCTTACAGCTTAAATATATAAAACAATTAAAAACAAAAATAGATCATGGCAAAATTAAAAACATATACTGAGTTTGTTAACGAGGCTCTAATAGATGCTGTTAAGAATCCAATTAAATGGAAGAAGATTAAAAACAACGCTAAGAAATTTCAAAAGGCTAAAGTAGCACAGGCTTTAAATGATGTTGATTACGCTAAGAGAAAAGAAAAGGCAAGTGGTGAACTAAGCGCTAAACAAAAGGAAGTATTAACACAAGCAAATAAAGCTAAGAATACAGCGTTAAAAGATACATCATCTAATATTTCACAGAGAATGGATGATTTAGCTACAACTGATGGATTAAAGAAGGTTGCTAAATTAGCTAAAACAAAATCTAATCTTGCTGCCAACAAAATAGTATTAAAGGCTGCTGATGGTGAAGAAGCAAAAAGATTAAAAGTTAAACAAAAAGCTTTAACTAAAAAAGCAACAGATGCACAAAGAGCATTAAAAGATTATGAATCTGAAACTAGTGATAAGGATACTGATGGAGGCGATAAAGCAAAAGAACAAATATCCGCATTAAGAAAGCAGAGAGAACCTCTTATTGATTCACTTGCTGATGAAAAAGATCCAGCAAAGAGAGCTGGTATAAATGTTAAGAAAGCAGAAATTAATGTTAAAATAGCGGATCTTGAAGGTGAAGGCCAGGCAGAAGCAAAAAAGGATCTTGCTGATGCTAAAGAAAAACTAACTAAAGCAACTGGAGAACCTGCTGCTGAAGATGATAATACTAAAGATGATAATACTAAAGATGATGGTAGTGCAAAAATAGAAGCTGACATTAAAGCTTATAATAAATCTATAGAAGATGAAAGAGCCTCAATGACTAAATCAATGAAAGATTTAGATCAGGCTAAAAGAGATCAAAAATTAGGTAGAGTATCTGATGAACAGGTTCAGGCAATAATGAAAAAGTTAGAAGATAGTAAAGAAGATATTGCTGAACTTAAGAAAAAGGAAGCTGATGCTAAAAAGAAGCTTTCAGCTAAAGTACCAGAATCTTTTGAATATGTAGCAGAATCTGTATCTGAAAAATTTGCAAGATTAAGATCAAAACTGTAAAAATAATTATTAATATGAATTGCGATTGTAAAGAATGTAACTGTGGAGCATCATGTGATTGTACATGTTGCAACTGTTAAATTAAAACTCTATGTATAAAGTTCGTAAAATAAACTTTGGATGGTATAAAAGGCGGTATGGTATTCTTCTAGAAAACCTGCCGCCTTTAAAGCAAAAATTGCTTTTAAATAACCGTTATATGAAATGGTTGGATTCTGATACTCAAGCCTTTGAAGTTATATTTAAAGTAGAGGATATGAATGGCCATGAAAAGAATGTTAATAAAGCTATATGGAATCCTTTTAGAGAAACCTTTACTACTCTTAAAGAATTAGAAAAGTCAGCAGATCTTATTGCATGGAATTGTGGAATATGTAAAGTTCCTATTAAATCTAGAATGGATTCTAAAAAGGTAGAGAATTTTGTTTGTAGAAAATGTTCTAAAGCCCATAACTCACGGAACAGAAGTGTAGATGGTAGAATTATAGATACATCTATTAGATTTACTAAACACTGTAAACACCTCCTGAAAAAAGAACAAAGAGAGTTTATGACTTATGCCAAGCGATCATCTAAAGCTTAACGCCTGTTCTAATGTAATTTTAGTAAATACATTTAATTTACTATGAGGAGAAGCATTTAATATTTCTATTCCTTTATTTTTTATTTCTGAATTAAGTTGTTTAAATCCTGGTAAAAATTTATCTTGGTATATCTTATTACCTGCAGATCTTGTAGGATAGCCATCATGAAAATGAGTTTGTGTCCCATCATTAATCATATCAAATCCTAATAAAATAATTCTTGCTGCACCTAAATGATATGCTAAATTAATTGCAGCATGTCCACTATTAAAACCATGGGCTAATACCTCTGGATCCTCTTCTAAACCATGAGGCTTGCCTTTTCTCAAAACTTGTATATCTTTTGTATACTGACTACCTGGTTTAAGTGCAAACTTTAATCCTTTATAACTATCTACTTCATTTTTAAACCAAGTATAAAATCTACCATCAGTCCAATAAAGAACATCGGCTGTTGGATGGTAAATTATTGCTTTATTAATTGCAATAGTTTTTTTGCCTATTAAAGTTCTAAAATCAAAATTCTTTAGTGATGGCCCTCCACCGATAATATAAATAGTTTCTCCAGAAAATAATTTAGGTACTGTAGAATACCGAACTGTACTAGGAGGGGCTTCTGCTGAATTTCTTAATTGCACATCCTTAGAGATATTCATTGCAATTGCTTGATTATTGGTAGTTCTTACAATATTAGTACTTTCATTTCTTCGCTGTATATTAGTTTTATGTATAACCGCATGCGGCTCCTGAATAATTTTTCTAACATTACGTCTTCTTTGCATAATACTTATATTTTAATATTTATTCTTTGTGTAAACAATCTTATTTTTTTACATATAAAAATAAACAAATTCATGCGGAACATACAAAACATTTTACTTACTGAAAAATATCGACCAAAGGTATTAGAAGATTTAATAACACCTAAAAGAGTAGGTGAAAAATTAAGTAAAGGAGTTTATCAGCATTTACTATTACATGGTAGTCCAGGTACTGGAAAAACATCGGCTGCAAAGGTATTAGTTAAACATTTTAAACACCCTTATCTATATATTAATGCTTCTACTGATACCTCAGTTGATATTGTAAGAAATAGAATAACAGATTTCTGTGCTAACCGTTCGATAATGGATGAGCCAGGAAAAATGAAAGTAATTATATTAGATGAGATTGATGGTGTATCGGATCAATTTTTTAAAGCATTAAGAGCCACAATGGATCAATTTGCTGTAAATGCTAGATTTGTAGCAACATGTAATTATATTAATAAAGTACCAGATCCAATTCAATCAAGATTTGAAATGATTGATTTTGATTTTTCTAAAGATGAAGAAACCGAAATAATGAAACATTACATTATGAGGATTTTAAAAATCTGTAAAGATGAAGGGATTGATATTGATAAACATGCAGCTGTAGAATTAGTTAAAAGAAAATTTCCAGATTTAAGAAATATGTTAAATCAATTACAAGGTTTTCAATCCCAAGGAAAGGATAAAATAACAGTTGAAGATATAAAACAATTTAGTTCTGTATATAGAGATATTTATGATTTAGTTATAGACGGTGAAGATCCAGTAAAAAACTATCAATATATGTTATCAAACTATGCAAATAGATCTGATGATGTTCTTTCTTCATTAGGAGCTGAATTTATTGAATTTATTCAACAAGAAAGAGAATCATATATTCAATTTATTCCACAAGTTATTATTACAGTAGCAAAATATCAATCACAAAGACAACAAGTAATCGATCCTGCAGTATCAATGCTTGCTTGTATTTATGAACTGCAATCAATATTAAACGGCGTATGAGAGCACCATTTCTAAAAAAACTAATTAAGAAATTTCCTAATTATATGGAATTAGGAGCAGCAGTTAAAAGATATTATGATTTAAGACAATCAAAATTACCAAAAGAAGAATGCGAGGAAATTATATTAAATTCTACTTTCAGTATTAACTAAAATTTGTTATAATTATATTAAATACAATAATATGAGAAAAACAGGAAGACATACATTCGTAATAGATGGCAATTATTTTCTTTTTAGAACACTATACGTTTTACCTAGAAAATCAAAAAAATCAGAAATGCTCGGTACTGATGAAGATGCAACAGTCTTTATGAGAAAGCTTGCAACAGATTTTGCATATCAGATTAGATTATTCGAAGGCCTTATTGACAAAGTTGTATGGACTATTGATTCAAGATCATGGAGAAAGGATTTTTATCCAGATGCAGAATACAAAGGTAATCGTAAACAAGATACTTCTATTAACTGGGCAAACTTTTCAAAGGTTACAGAAGAATTTACCCAATTACTTATTAAACAAGGAGTTATCTATTCCAAAGTAAATGGTGCAGAAGGTGATGATTTAATGTATGCTTGGAATACTGAATCATTAGCTAATGACAAATCTGTTATTATGTTTACTGGGGACAAGGATTTGGTTCAATTAGTAAATAAGAGCCAAAATAATAATACTCATACAATATTATTTTCACCAGCTCACAAAAAATTATATACATACCAAGGTTTCTCTGAATGGTTAACAACTGAAGAAAAAGAAACCTCAACAGATTTATTTGATGTACTCAAAACATCATCATCACCAGAATCTCAATCTAAAAAACTACTTTCATCTATTATTTCTAAAAAGAAAGTTTCAGTTATAGAAGTAGACCCTGAGGATTTCCGCTTTCGTAAGGTTCTAACAGGAGACTCTGGTGATAATGTACCACCAGCATATTGGCATATATCATCGCCTAAAGGTGGCAAACCTAGAAGGTACGGTATTAGTGAAGCTAAAGCAACAGCTATTATTTCAGAATTTAAAGAAAAACATGGATCATTATCTCATATGTATCTTTATGAAGATGGTTATATTACTGATTTAGCTAATATACTTATTAGACATATGAAAGCTAAACATATGAGTAGAGAGCAAATTATATCTAATTTAAAATCTAATGTTAATTTAATGGTATTGAGTTCTCATACTATCCCAGAAGGTATTTTAGATGATATGTTTAAGTTAGTAGAATCTCAAATAAATATAAATGAATTAGCATTACCTAATGTTTCTACAATGAAAAAAATTGTAGAAGGAACTAAACATGACGGCGATGATAACTCTGCATTTAAAGCTAGCTTCTTTAGAGGCGATGCTGATGATTCAGATGATATGTCATTTATAACAAATAAAAAAACTAAAGGTAAAATTTTCTAATAACAGAAAACAAACCTATTCACAAGTCATATAAATAATAAAAGGTAATGAAATTATTTGATTACATAAAGGTCTTGTTTGGTCGAGATCAGCAATGGAATAAATTAAAAGGATATGATAAATCTAAGAATTCATTTATGACAAATAGATTTATGAGTATTAAATTCCCTATACAAGCAAATATGTTTAATGCACTGAAGATTGATCCAGTAGGACAAGCGGAAGCATGGAGAATGGTTGCATCAAAATTTAATAGAGTACCTGGTTTTATTTATACTAAAACCAAAGCCTCTAAGAAAATAAAAAAATGGGATCCTAACCCTGCCGCTTTAGAAATGTATCTAAAGATTAATGAAATAGGTGAACGTGATTTTAAAGAAGCAATGAAGCACATGCCATCTGAACTTAAAAATGCAATAAATGTATTAGAAAAACAGATGAGCAATGATGTTAATTGATAACAAATTTGAATTAGAAATTCCAACTCATATAGCATTTACTTTATATAAGAATGATTATATTGATAATTTAATCATATCTAAAGTAAAAAAGGAATGCAGAAATAAATCTAATAAAAAGAATGAATTTATTGTTTCTTTAGAAGGATTTCAAAATGCTATACAGAAATCTACATTCTTAAGAGCAGAATTAAAGAAAACTTTAGATCAGGATATGTTACCTAATCCTAATTTTAAACCTAATTCTATTTTCTTTTTACAATCTATTATTAATAGATTACCTAATCTTTCTATGATAACATTTAAAATGTCAGATGAAAAGGTATTTTCACGTTTAATAAAAGTTGATGGTGGTCGAGAAATTGTAAGTTTTCATTTTAACATTATAGAAGGAACTTTTGATCTTACACAAATTTTAAATAGGGAACAATTAGATACATTTAATAAAAGATTTATGGATGTAGGTATTATGAAGAACAAATATCTAGAAAGAGTTTCATATTTTTATATTAAGGCTACTATATTATTTGATATACTTTCAGAAATGGATGAAGCTCAAGTTTTAGATGCCTTTGATATTATAACTTCAGTTGATCCAAAGATAGAAGAAGATGATCCAATACTTTTAGTTAAGACTGACTATACACCGTATTAGAACATGAATATATAAACAAAATTATGTTTGTATATGAAAAAGATCATTAATTGGATAAGCGGCCTTTTACGAGATGAAAAAGGCACTCCTTCATCAAAAAGATTTATTGGTATTACTGCTGGATTATCTTTATGTGCAGCACTCTTTATTAATCTTTATACTACTCAACCAGTAGAACCTACTATCGTTAATGCGGTAGCAGCAATATGTATTGGTGGTTTAGGACTTGCTTCAGCTGATAAAATTTTTGGAAAGAAAAAAGATACTGGAAAAGATCAACAAATAAATTCATAAAATGGCAGTAACTGGATCAAGTACAGATGCTAATGGCGATCAGTTATTAGTTAGTCTTAAAACACCTTATGAAAATGTAGTAGAAGTTACAGGATTTACTGATTCTATTACAGGAGAATCTACCTCTTGTTATTATAATAAGGATTTTAGGTGGGGTATTGACGGTGTTACATATTCTGATTGGGTTCAGCTTACTGATGCTAATTTACAGGCACTTGTTTTAAATCCTGCTAATAAATTTTGGATTCAATATAGATATACACAAGTAGGTGATTGCACTTTAACATTTAATTCTATTGCTTTAGAGATTGTAACTGATGGTGGGGTAATATGCAAAATACCTCAAATTGATTGTGGCGGTGTTGATGGTTGTAGTGGTGCATTAAATTTAGCATTTGATTGTTGTGGAGATACGTGGAATCCTTATGATATATCTAGGGCTGGGCAAATGTATACTCAATTATCTGCAATGGCTAGTAACTTATTCGGATTTTGTGTAGATTATTATAAGACAAAAGCAGATCAAAGAAGTAGAGATGTTATTTTAAAAGAATATTCATTATTTGATGTTATAAAGGAAGGTGAAATTAAAATCATGGTTCCTGATAATGAATTACCTACTAGAGATATAAACTTTAATCCATTAATGATGGATTTTCCAGTTCAATTTGAAATTCATATTGTAAAATCTGCATTTGAAGCTGTCTTTGGTATTGGTTCTAAACCTCAAATGAGAGACTATTTATATTTTAAACAATTTATGAATAGAATGTATGAGGTTGATGCAATCGCAGAGGCTGATGATTTTATGTATACTGGATCTTATTGGAGAGTAAGTCTTGTTACTTATCAACAAAGAACAAATGTTGGTTTTGAAGATACTGTATTAGGAGATGCGGCTGAAGCCTCAACTGAAGCATTAGTTTCAAATGTAGAAGAAAAGTTTAGAGTTGAAAGAGAAAATGAATTTAAAGATGTTAGAAAACCTGATGAGTATAATACTATAGGTAGCCAAGCAAATGATTATGTGAGAAGATCTTTAAATAAAAAGATGACTATTACAGAAGAGAATGTTTATAATCAATGGACAATCATTTCTAAATATCATTATGCATTAGGAACATTAGCAGATAAATCAATAGGAGTAAAATATAGATATAAGTCTGGGTGGTCTGATACTGATGATAGAGCATTTACTTTTTGGTTCAGACCAAAGTATAAAAAACCTATAGGTAAAAATGTTTTAATAACTCAAATAAGTAATAATGCAGGCAATCCTATGATAACTACACCAGGATTACCTTTAGGCGCTGATGTTATAACAACCGGTGATTGGATTATTATTAAAGGAACAACTTCATACAATGGAATCCAATTAGTAAAATCAGTAGACCAAGCAACCAAAACAATAACTTTAGATATTCCATATATTGATAGTACAATAACTAATACTGCAAAACTTAATAAAGAAGTAAGTAATACATTTATTCAATATGATGATTATGAAAGAAGAACACCCGTTACATCATTTGTTCAATTTACATATACTACAAATTGGTTTATAATTAAACTTAATGATGTTTATTATAAATATGATTTATCTAAATCATCTGTTAGTTTCTTAAAAGGAGAATGGTATGCAGCCGTTATTAATTTAAATCAAGTAGCTAGGCAATTATCTTTATTTTTATATAATACCCCAGAATTAGCTGGAGCCATAAATCCTGATAGAACAGCATCTCTAAAAAATATTTATATAAATTCTCAAACAGTTTCACCGCTAACTATTCCTAATGATTATGCTTGGAAGTTATTAGGTTGCCAAAGCGATTTAACTAATATAAGAATTTGGAGCCAACCAATAGAGGAAGAGTTACAAGAATTAATATTATGTCAATATGTAGTAAAAGATTCTCATTTAGCTTTATTATTAGATAATGCTTCTCCAGAATTAATGCTACCAACAGTTACTAACCCAAGATAACTTGGAATATATATTATAAATTTAAGGTATAATGAAAGAATCATCGAAAGGAAAATTTCGTGATAGTCTAGGTGAATTGTTAAATGATCTTCCTGATGAAGTAGAAGGATTAAACACAAACACTGAAGAACTACAGCCAGTGAAAATAGAAAGTGGGCAAACTGCTGCATTAGCAAGAGCTAAGAATAAAGCAGAATCTGTAATGAATAGTTTATTAACTTTTTATTTAAGTGAAGAAATAATTGCAGAACATGAATACATTAGGGCTAAGGCTCAATTAGATGAATCTGCTCTATCTATGCTAATAAGACAAATGCAAAATAGTGAAACTGCAATTACCTTATTAATGGAGACAATACATGAAGGTGATGTATCACCGAGAATGTTTGAAGTACTTAGTGATTTACAAAGAACTCTTTTAGATATTATTAAGAGCCAAACAATGTATATGGTAGCAATCGAAGAAAATGCTAAAAAGATATCTCGTGATGTAGATGTTTATCATAATACTGAAAGTTCAACATCCAATAAACAAAGTGGTATTAAATCTCGAGGGACAAAGGATTTAATGAGAGCTTTACAAGACACAATTAAAGAAGAAGATATACAAGACGTCGATGGAAATGAAGATGAAGAATAATTACTTGTTAATTCAAGAAATTGAACAAGAAGAAACAAAAACAGCATCAGGTATTATAATACCTGTAGAAAAGCATAATCGTAAAGCAAAGGTTATTAATGCAGGTGATAATAAAGATTTAATCGCTGGTGATGTTATATTAAAAAATATGGGCAAAGGTACAGTGGTAACTTTAGATGGAGTTGAATTTGAAGTATTACACATTAATCAAATAATTGCCGTACTAGATAATAATGGCTAAACCACAAGCAGAATCAGCAGGATTTGAATTTAAAGTATCGAAAGGTGCTGAGTCTTTTGCATGGACTAGTCATAAAGTAGAACAGTTAATGTTGGCGATTGATGAAGGTTATAAACCAAAGTCTACTCCATTCTATGAAGGTAATCCTAACTTGAGAAAGGGTAATATTGTATTCAATTATTCTGATGAAGAAATAAGAGAAATTAAAAAGTGTGCAAAAGATATTGTATACTTTGCAAATACTTATTGTACTGTAATGACTGATGAAGGTTTACAGACAATTAATTTAAGACCTTACCAAGAAGATATGCTAAGGCAATTCCAAGCAGAACGATTTAATATTTGTTTGGCAAGTAGGCAAGTTGGTAAAACAATATGTTCATCTATTTTTATTGCATGGTATTCTGTATTTAATTTTGATAAAAATTCGCTAATACTTTCAAATAAAGGTGCTACAACAAGGGAAATTATTGATAAAGGTAAAACTATATTAGAACACTTACCGTTCTTTATCAAGCCCGGTACTCTTAAATGGGATGTATTTAATTCCAAGTTTGATAATGGTTGTAGAATCATAGGTCAGACAACAACTAAGAAAGCGGCAATTGGTTTTACTATTCACTTGTTATTTATGGATGAGTTTGCGCATATACCTGCAAACTTTGTAAATACCTTTTATGAAAATGTTTATCCAACGGTATCTGCATCTAGTAATTCAAAAGTAATAATAACTAGTACACCTAATGGTTTTAATAAGTTCTATGACATCTATACAGCAGCTGATAAAGGATTAAGTGAATATGTACCGTTCCGAGTTGATTGGTGGGATGTACCAGGAAGAGATGATGCATGGATGCAACAAGAAGTTGCTAACCTAGGAAGTGATGAGGCATTTAACAGACAGTATGGAAATCAATTTATAGCAAGTTCTTCATTATTATTAAGTGCAGCTAGTTTAAAAAAATTAACACAAGGCCAAATAGAATTTAAACATAAAGAAATACCTGAATTTGATGATGCCGAAATTGATTATTCTGGTTTATTATGGCAACCTAATTTTAATTTAGATGAAATAGAAGAAGATTATAATTATTGGGTATTCTCTGTAGATATTGCTGAAGGAACTGGTGGAGATTATTCTGTTATTAATATTTTTCAGTTAGCTATGCTAGACGAAAAAGATTGGAAGTCAGTAACCACACCTGGTAGTTTTGTTGACTTTTTTGGTATTAAACAGATCGGAAGGTTCCGAAGTAATTCTCATACTATTGAGGAGTTTGCAAAAACACTGTATATTTTAGCGTTTGATTTATTTCATTCAGAAAATGTAAAATTAATTATAGAATGGAATATGTTCGGTGGGGAATTAATAAAAAGAATGGAAACTGTGTTTCCACAAAGAAATGAATTTGATGAAGAAAGTGTTGTTAAATTTAAACATAGAGTTGATGCCAAGACAAAACAATTTGGTCTTAAAGTAAAGAAAGATAATAAACCTATCTTTTGTCAAAATTTTAAAAAATATATTTCTCAGAATAAAATTAGTATATATGATAAAGATACTGTAAAAGAATCATCCACTTTTGGTAAACTTCCAAATGGATCGTATGCAGGGCAATTAGGTAACGATGATTTAATTATGACTTGTATAAATAGTTCTGAGTTCTTTACTACTTTAGATTTTTCTGATTTTGTTGAAGAGATATATGATGAGATAGATCCTTCTATTCAAAATAAGATAGATGAAATTTTAGAAAAAGATTCAAAGGGTGGGAATCTAAATTTTGATATCTATGACTTAGTATAAAAAGTAGTTACTTGGTAGATATATAAAAAAACAAATAAACAAAAAAAATATATTATAAGATGGCACTAGATCCAAAAATAGCTTCTCTTAAGGCTGCAGGAACATATAGGTTTGAATTTGATAAAAGTCAAGTTGTTAGTATCCCTGCAAATCAAACTCGATTGGTAGTCGGTTTTTCTAAGACAGGCCCATTCAATACACCCGTCTTTGTTCCCGATACAAGCTTCTTTAAGCAAGTATACGGTGATATAGATAGAAATTTAGAAAGAAAAGATTCTTTTTTCCATAGAAGCTGTTTATCAGCTCTTGAAAGAGGACCTATTCTTGCTCTTAATTTACTTAGCTTAGATGCTGATGATAAAGTTAATGCAGTTAGGTTTGCTACATCAGCAACACCAGAAGCACAAGCAAACATCGGAGCTGATTACGAATATGCAAAATTTTATAACAGAGATAAATTCTTTTTTCCATCAACTGACGACTTTTTAACCAATGTTGGTGCTAATACTACTACATTAGGGGCTACAAAGGTTAATGATTTATTAGATGTTGTTAATTTAGGACAAAATCCTATATCAGTAATAGCTAAAAAATCTGCTGCAAATAATGTATTACCTTATCAAGTAACTGTTGAAGAATGGTATGGTGCTGCAAATGTACCAGGTTTCTTAGATAAAGATAGTTTAATATCTGACTTCTTTGTAGATATATTTGTAATAGCAGGTAATTTTGGTGGAGACTTTAATACAACTACTCCTTATTCAAGATTTAATGCAGATCCAACATTTCAAAAATACTTTGATCCAACACAAGGATTATTAAGAAAGAAATTTGCAACTGATTCTACAGATACTTTATTACAAGAATTCTTTAATGAAACTGAGGTAACACTACAAGCAACTTATACTGCATGTTTACTTCCTGATTTTGTAGATTTATTAGGTAATAACCTTTTCGTTGAAAAAGTTGTTAACGCTGATACTGCAAGTACTGGATTATTTGTTACTGTAAATGAAGATTTATTTAGTGGGGATATTTTAATAGATGGTGTACCTGGAGGAATTGATATGATAGGACATAATATTGAATATACTCAAGCTACTTCAATCCAAGATGATGTTAACTTCTTATCATACAGTGGATCAATTGTTTCTGACTTATCTTATGCAAGAACACAAAAACAAGCTACAACAGTAGAAGCTGTAACTAGTATAATTACTTCTTCGGTTCCAACAGGTGGAACTGATATTCAATTACAAATAGTAGATGCTAGTACACCTAAAGATGCAATATGGAATGCATTTAGTGGAATGAGAGCAAATACTGCATCTTTAGTAGGATCATTTATATATGATACTACAACTACTGAATGGGTACCAGTAATATCTGTACAAACTGTAGGTAATACTGTAACTATATTATTATCAGGTGCAGGTTCAACTGCATTAGCGGATTTCCCAGTAGGTGCAGGTCAAACATATACTTATATTAATGAAGCTGACTTTGGATTTGTAAGAAATACTAACGTAAGCGGTGGAGCTGCTGGAATTATTGGTTCTTATGGATCAACACTACAAGCTCAATTTGCTAACGGTACTTTAACTGATGGAGATGAAGCAGTGTTTAAAGATACATTAGCAACAACTACATCTTTCTTAGCAATGAATGCTGTAGATTACGGATTTATTATTGATGGCGTTGGTGGCACTACTGCTGCAACCAAGAAAGCAATTTCTGATCCTGATTATTATTTACCAGCAGTTTCAGTAACTCCTTATCAAGAAGATTCATTTGCTAATTTAACATTACAAGCTGATTTTGATTTAGATTCAACAACAGGTCAATTTGAAAAATCAACAAGTACTGCATTAAATCCTGTTTTATTTGGATTAAATGTATTTGGCGTACAAACTCTAAAAGGCGCTCTTAATCTTACTGTAGATATTATAGGAGATTCAATAAATGAACCAACATTAAAGCCAAATGAAATTCTTATAGCAACAACTTCACCAGAAGCTGCTGATATAGTTGTAGGAAATTATTTAGTACATTTTGAAGGTTCTGCTGCAATACCACATTCTCGATTAACAAGAATGAATATTGTAGAAGGCGGACTAACTCCATCAGAATATGCAATCATACCTGCTGGAACAACTGCTATTAAAGTAACATGCCAATCTGAAATAAGCATAACCACTCAAGGTGGTGCTGGAGGACAAAAAACTGTAGAAGTTTATTATCCAATTGATTCTTGGGTAGATTACCTTAATGTATTTGAATTACCTGGATTTGCATTAGATGCAACTAAACATGTACCTGATGGAACAAATTCTAGACAGAATAAATGTTTAAGTCCAATATTAGGTGGAACTAATTTATTTAAAGCTCTAACTGATAGAGAAACAATTAATTTCCGTTATGTAGTGGATACTTATGGAAATGGAATAGAAGCAAACTGTAAAGCTATTTATACAAATCTATGTATGAGTAGAAAAAATGCATTTGCAATTGTTAATGCTCCATCGGCTAAAGACTTTAAGAAAAATACTAATCCAAGCTTTTCGGATGCAACTGGGGGACTATCTTCCAAGTTTATTTCTGAAGGTGGAAACCTTGCATTGAATCCAACAGTTAGATTCTCGTTACCTGCTGCAACAAGTGGTGGTTCATTCGGTGGATATTATTATCCATTCTTAACTGTTAGAGATTTAGGAAAGAACATAAGTGTTCCTCCTGCTGCAAATGTATCTAATAACTTTATTCTTAAATATGAAAACGCATTACCTTGGTCAATCGTAGCAGGTGTAAGACGTGGAGTAATAGGTGGAAATGGAGTTGTAGGATTAGAACTTAATCTTGACCAAGAAGATCGTTTCTTCTTAGAGCCATTTGGAATTAATCCAATTGTATTCCAAAGTGGAACAGGACCAACTATCTTTGCAAATAAAACTGCACAGCAAGTTCCGAAATCTGCTTTAAGCTCAATTAATGTTAGAGAGGTTGTAATTTATATCCAAGATGGTATTGAAGCAATCCTTAAAAACTACTTATTTGAATTTAATACAGCTCAGACAAGATTAGAAATTAAAACAT